AACGTGACCATGGAAGGCCGCTCAAACCTCAGGTGTTGCAACCACCACTAGAATCCGCCCTGGTGGATCCTCCAGGACGCGGACAACCTCACCACCGTCATCAAACCGGACGCCAACGGCAACCCCACACTCAACACCGAACTCTTCCGCTCCATCAACGTGCTCAAGGAGATAAGATGAAAGAAATTACATTAATCACCACCGATTTTTACATTAGCGTGCTCGGAGGCACGCGATGAAGCGCGGAAGCTGGTCGGTGGAATCCACCATCGGGCTCGTCTTCACCATCGCCATCGCCGTCATCGTCGCGATGGTGCTGGCCGTCATCGGCCTCACCGTCTACGAGGCAACGAACGTGGCGCCGGAACAGACCATCATCCAGAAAGTCGAGACCACCGGCGATGTGCGCCGCCTGTGCATCGAAGCCAAGACCGGCGAGCGCATCGATGCCATGTCATGCGATTTGATTGACCCGCACACGGGAGGGGTCAGGGAATGACCAGCCAGGAACAACGCGACAAAGTGCTTCGCATGATGCACAACCAAAACACGACGCTCGAGATTTCCGGCCAGCTCGGCATCCCGTTGTGTGAGGTCGTCGCCATCATCCAATCACAAGGCAAGCCGCCGGCGCCGCCGAGGAAGGTGGAGTTCATCGAACCCACGTTCGACATTCCACGGGAATAAACGAAACCCTCCACCGGAGCGGAGGGCATGTCAGCGAAAACCATTTTAGCCGACGTGGAGGGGTTTCGATGGATTGCCAGAATTGTGCCGCCAATATCGATGACGGATGGACACTGTGCGTGCCGTGCGAGCTGAGATTCGCCGGCATGCTGCTGCGCCTGGCGCGTGACGTCACGCCATTGCATGACAGCCTCGACGCGACATTGCATCCGGGCGGGCATGCGCCCGTGCGCATCCAGACGGCCACGCCGCCCACGCCTATCAGGCTGGACGTGCTCGACCTCATCGACATGCTCGACGCCACCGCACGCGAATTCTGGCGTTGCTTGGATGTCATCGATGCCTTGGACTGGCGCAGGGATCCACGAACGGAAGACCTGAAGGCCACGCTCATCAAATGCGCCGGCCACCCCAAGCTCGCCACGTTCGGCGACGCCGGCCTCTACATGCACGTCATCGACGGCATCGCCCGCAAAGTCGATGCCGCGTTGGACCCGCCCGAACAACGCCGAGAGATCGGCACCTGCGAACTGTGCGAGACCATGCTCACCGCAGGCGCGGCAGACCAGTGGGTCACGTGTCCCGTGTGCGGGAGGGAACAGCGAGCGCAGACGGTCAAACTGCGTAGGCTCAAGACGTTGTGTTGGGATGATTCCAAGAGAGGTTCGGCGGCGGAGATAGCCAAGGCGTTCACCGACGCGGGAATCACCGTGCGCAGGGGCACGCTTAACGTGTGGGTCAACCGGGGCAAGCTGTGCAACGGCCCTCAGGGCATCGCCTACTGCGACGTGTACCGGCTCGTGGTCGGAGGTGCAGCTTGACAAAATCGCGACTGTAACCGATGATTGCAGTGGCAGAAGTGTCGAAAAACCCAGCTCATGTGGCTGGGTTTTCGCGTATCTGACCGCATTGCATGGGGCGAGAGTACTCCGCCGGCACGTCCAAAGCGCCGGTGATGTTCGCCCCGCCACTCTTTTCATTTGATTGTGAGGCGATGACGCCATGACAATGCCGGGCATGCCGACCATCAGCCTGCATATCACGTGCAAGGGGAACACCCTCGCCGACATCGACGCCCTGCCCGTGCCCGTGAGCGTCACCCCGTCCGGCCATCTCGTGGTCGACCCCCTCGAACCGGTCATGCGCCGGGCCGTGCAGGCGTTCGTGGACGCCTGGCAGCGGTCGTGCGCCGAGGCCGGGTTATGAGCGGCCACCGTGGCAACCGGCGTCATGCCAATGGCTGGCGCCGCCGGCAGGTCGTGGCCCGCGTGCTGGCGGCCTATGACACGTGCCACCTGTGCGGCAGGCCCGTGGACAAATCATTGCCGCCGGGATTGCCGGGCTCGCCCGAGGTGGACGAGATCATCCCGGTCAGCAAGGGCGGCTCGCCCTACCTGTTCTCCAACTGCCGGCTCGCGCACCGATGGTGCAACCGCATACGCTCCAACCACAGCGTCGCGTGGGCGCGCGAACACATCAAACAAACATTCGAACAGGGGTACACGGCCGACCTGAAGGCCACCTCGATGCCGTTGGCGACGAGCGGCGACTGGTGACGGGGGGAGGAGACCCGTCCGTCCCGGTCGAAGCCCCCTCGGGCGCAGGGCCGATATCTCCCCGGCATGTCAAAACGTAACGCCTTGGCCGGCCGTTACGTTATCCCGTTACGTTTTTTTGGAGGTGAGCGCGGTGATTTGCGAGGAATGCGGCCAGCCGTTCACCCCGTCCGGCCGTGGAAAGAAAGCGAAATACTGTTCGGCCAAATGCAAGCAGCGCGCCTACCGCAGGGCCAAGCGCATGAGCCGCATCACCACGCCTCCCGCCCCGGCCGGGGACGTGGAACATGAGCCCGAGGCGATGGACGCCCTCACCGCCGCCGATTTCGAGGCGATGATGAACGACGGGCCCGAGGACTACGTGAGCGTGCTCAAACGCACGCAGGCCCGGCTCAAGGAAGCCATGTTCAGCGCCGGCACCCCGCCGGGCAGCCTGACCGGCATCAGCAAACAGCTGCTCGCCCTGACCCGCGAAATCGAACGGCTCGAAGGCAACCCCGCACAAGGCATGACGACGCAAGAAGATCCGGAGGACGACGATGACGGAGAATTCCGACCCGAAGCTATCTGAGGTCGCACGCCACATCGTCATGCCCTCCGGCATCGTCACCAGCATGTTCCCCAAGGTCAACAAAAGGGCCAAAGCATGCGGCATCCGCTACGACCGCTGGCAGCAGGGACTGCTGACGCTCATCCTCGGCCGAAGGACCGACGGCACGTTCGCCGCCTCCGTCGGCGGCGTGGTGTTGAGCATCTGCCGCCAGACCGGCAAGACCTTCACCGTCTCCAGCCTCGTGGTCATCCTGTGCACGCTCATCCCGAACCTGACCGTCATCTGGACCGCGCACCACAACCGCACCAACAGCAACACGTTCGACCACGTGCGCACCCTGGTACGCAACCCCGCGCTCATCGGATACCTCGACCACTCCGGCCGCACCGACGGCGTGCGCGGCGGCAACGGCATGCAGGAAATCACCTTCGCCAACGGCAGCAAGATACTGTTCGGCGCACGAGCCCAGGGATTCGCCCGAGGCAACGACGCCGTAGACATCATCGTGTTCGACGAAGCACAGATCCTGACCGAACAGGCCATCAGCGACATGGTGCCCGCCACCAACACCAGCCCCAACGCGCTCGTCCTCTACATCGGCACCCCACCGCGCCCCGCCGACCCCGGCGAAGCGTTCACGGAACGCCGCCGCCAGGCGCTCGCCGGCGAGGACGACATGCTCTACGTGGAATTCTCCGCCGACCGCGACGCCGACAGCGACGACCGCGCCCAATGGAGGAAAGCCAACCCGAGCTTCCCGCGCCGCACCAGCGAAACCAGCATGCTGCGCATGCAACGCCAGCTCGGCAAGGACAGCTTCCGCCGCGAGGCACTGGGCATCTGGGACGAAACCGCCACCAATCGGGCCATCAACCCCGAACAATGGACGAAAGCCGCCACCGACACACCCAACATCAAAGGACTGATCGGCTACGCGCTCGACATGAAACCCGACCGCAGCTCGCTGGCCATCGGCGGCGCCGTCAACCACAGGGACGGCACCGCGCACATCGAACTGCGCCGCTTCGAGTCCACCCAATCCAAAGGCACCCAATGGGCGGTCGACTACATCGCCGACCACTGGCCGCGCACAGCAAGCGTGGCCATCGACTCGCAATCACCCGCCATGAGCCTGCTGGCCGACCTCAAAGCCCGGCACGTGAAAGTCATCGTCACCAACTACAGCGACATGGGCCGCGCCTGCGGCAAATTCCTCGACATGCTCAGAGACGGCAAACTCACCCACCTGCCGGACGACAAAGCACCGGCGCTCGCCACGGCCGTGGCCAACGCCACCACACGGAGCATCGGCAAATCCGGCGCCGTCGGATGGAACCCGATGGGCAGCGACATCGACATAAGCCCGCTCGTGGCATGCACGCTCGCCCTCTACGGCACCACCATAACCAAACGAGACCCGGACCGAGTACAGGAGGTCATGATCGGATGAGCGAACAATCCATCAGCTTCGGCAACCCCTACCTGTCCACCGGCTCCTCGTTCATGACACACATCGCCAACGTGCCCGACAACGACATGACGGACATCATCCGCCTGCTGGAGCTGTGGCGCGCCAAATACCCGCGCAACCTGCTACGCTCCGCGTTCTACGACGCCAAACAACGATTCAACAACCTCGGCATCAGCATCCCGAACATCGTCGCCCAGAAAGCCGGCGTCGTGGTCGGCTGGCCACAGAAAAGCGTGCGCGCGCTCGCCGACAAGAGCGTGTTCGAGGGATTCGAGACCGCCGCCGGAGCCGACAACCACGGCATCGACGAGATCATGCGCATGAACGAGCTCGAAACCGACATGAGCGAGGCCGTCATCAGCTGCTACAAGCACTCCTGCAGCTTCCTGACCATCGACTACGACCCGGACGACAACGAGCGCATCCTCATCACCCCGCGCTCGGCCGACTGGTCCGCCGCACTATGGGACAACGACCGCCGCCGCATCAAAGCCGCGCTGACCATCACCGACAGCGACAAATGGGGCAACATCACCGCATTCAACGCATGGCTGCCCGGCCGCAACTACGCCTGCATGAAAACCGGATACGGGTGGGACGCGGAACCCCAATACAACCGGCTCGACCGCGTCGCCGTGGTGCCCATCGTCTACGACAAGCAGATGGACCGCCCCTTCGGCCGCTCACGCATCAACCGCGCCCTGATGAACCTGACCGACATGGCCATGCGCACCATGGTCCGCATGGAAGCGTCCGCCGAATTCTACTCGGTGCCCAAAATCTGGTTCCTCGGCCTGAGCCGCGAATCCTTCCAACAGGACACATGGAGCGCGCTCGTCAGCAGCATCAACGCGGTCAGCCGCGACATCAACGGCGACATCCCCGAACTCAAACAGGTCTCCCAGGCATCGATGCAACCCCACGGCGACATGCTCGAAACCATCGCCATGCTCGCCTCGGCCGAAACCGACATCCCACCCGAACAACTCGGCATACGACTGGCCAACCCCACCAGCGCCGAAGCGCTCGCCGCCGCCGAGAACCAGCTGACGCGCACCGCGAACCGGCAGAACCGCATGTTCTCCCGCCAGCTCCTCAACGCCATGGGCATGGCCGTGCAACTGCGCGACAACAGCCCGCAGCCGCCCGACCTGACCGGCATCCGCCCCCTGTGGGCGCCGACCCGCGAGGTGAGCGACGCGGCAAGAGCCGACTACTACACGAAGGTCGCCGGCGTGAACGGCGACTGGGCGGATTCCGACGTGGGACTGGCCAAACTCGGCCTCACCTTCGGCGAACTCCAATCGTTCCGCGCCTACCAGCAGCGGATGAAGGCCCAACGGAACATCGACCAGCTCAGACAGCAGCGGATGAATACGCAGGACACGGAGGCGGCTGATGGCAGCGAATCCGAAAGCCCCTCCGGAACTGCAACGGCTGTTGGACAGGGCATACAGGGACTACCAGACCGATCTTGACAACCTCAGGGAGGGCGCGGCCGACGTCATCGAGAACATGGTCGACCGCGACCCTTTGAACGTCAAGGACGCGATCCGCGACTTCTCCCGCGACGCCTCCCAGCTGGCGAACGAATACTACGACACCGTGCGCGGCCTGTGGAGCGAATACGCGGGCGTCCGGCTCGACGACTTCGACCACACGCGGCTCATCGACCCCGACCGCGCCCTCTGGCAGGTGCAGGGCGGCTTCAACAACACCGACTACGCCGGCCTGACCTACACGCAGGTCAAGAACGGACAGTCACGCGCGGGAGCCACGATCGAAGACCTGTGGCCCGATCTGGGCAACCCGGATGACGCGATGCAATTCGTCGCCGACATGATCAACGCCTCCGCACGCCTGACCACCCAACGCAACATGCGCATCGACCCGTCGAAACCACGATGGGCCAGAGTGCCGCGCGGAGCAAGGACATGCGCGTTCTGCACCATGCTCGCATCACGGGGCTTCACCTACCTGAGCGAAGACTCGGCAGGCCTGGAGATGCAATACCACCGGGACTGCGACTGCCAGATCGTCCCCAGCTGGGGCCGCCAGACACTCGCCGGATACAACCCCGAACGGCTCACCGCTATGTGGCAGGAAGCCAGCAAGGGAGGCGGCGACTACCGGGAGAAGCTCAAGCGCATGCGCCGGGACAATCCCATGGCGTTCACGGACGGCGTCTACCCGACGCCGACCATGCCGTGGGAGCAGTCCGTCAGACTCCTGTCAATGAAGGGAGAGCCAAAAGGCACTGCGGAATCCTGGTACCGGCGCCAGCTCGCCGTCGGCGTCGACCCGAGCAGGGAAATCCTCGAACGGCACGAGATCGTGTTCCTCGAGAAGTTCCAGAAGCTGGGCGAGGAATACGAGTGGATACCGAAAAGCCATGACGGCAAGCCCAGCAACGACTTCCACTGGCTGAGCCACGAATGCGACGCCGAACTGAAATCACCGGCAGGCCTGAAATACAGGAACGTGGCCCAACGCATCAACGACGCCGTCGTCGGCGGCGTCGAACAGGGCGTTGTCAAGGACGTGTTCGTACTGGACTTCGGAAGCACGAAACTGCCCGACAAGTTCGTCAACCAACTGTCGCTGTACAACGCCCGTCATGAATCCCACATCAAAGAGCTGTGGGTGTTCGACTCGGAAGGATTCCACCAAATCGTATTGAAATAGAAAAACGGGGATAACCCCCCGGATTATGTGCCGGTCTCAAGAGCCGGTTACGTGGGATCCCCGTTACCTCGATTCTACCATACGGCGGGTTGCCAGAGAGGCCGATTGGGGCCGACTGTAAATCGGCTGCACCACGCCACGCAGGTTCGAATCCTGCACCCGCCACTCCACACCACCCGCACGGGTGTTTTTTACGCCCGGAACGGGCCCCATCAACCACAAAGGAGAACCATCATGCACGACATGCCGCACTGGCGCCGATTCCGCAACAACCTTCGTCTCATCGATTCCGGCGCGGACGAAGGCGGCTCCGGCGACCCCGCAACGGGAGACCCGGCCGACACCGGCGAGGACATCGACTGGAAGGCGAAGTTCGAGGAGCAGCGCGCCCACTCGCGCAAATGGGAGCAGCGCGCCAAGGACAACAGCAAGGCCGCCGAGGAACTGCAACAGTTCAAGGACTCGCAGCTGTCCGAAGCCGAGAAGGCCGCCAAACGCATCAAGGAACTCGAAGCCGCCAACGCCGCCTACGAGGCGGAACGACAGCAGAACGAGTGGAAGGCGCAGGTCTCCAAGGAGACCGGCGTGCCCGCCTCGCTGCTGCACGGCGACACGCTCGAGGCCATGACCGCGAACGCGAAGGCCATCGACCAGTACGCGCACCCCAAGCCCAAGGGCATGCCCAACCAGGGCAAGACCCCCGACGGCAAGGCCGCCGACGCCGACGAACGCGCATGGGCCGACGACCTGTTCTCCAACCTCTAAACGCAATCATCCCCCAGAAAGGAACAACATCATGGCAATGGACACCAGCAAACTCCACCTGCCCAAGACCGTCGCCACGGCCGTCGTCAACAAGGTCAAGGAAACCTCTACCATCGCCGCGCTGTCCCCGAGCAGCCCGCAGATCTTCACCGACAAGGAATACATGATCTTCAACGGCGCCGCCGAGGCCGACGTGACCGCCGAAGGCCAGACCAAGAGCTCCTACGAGCAAGACCTGAACTACGTGAGCGGCAAGACGTTCAAGGTGCAGACCACCACCCGCGTCACTAGCGAGCTCAAATGGGCCGACGAGGACAACCGCTTCCAGATCATCCAGTCCATCCAGGCCGACCAGGCCGAGGCCATCGGCCGCGCCCTCGACTACGTCGTCTACCACGCCATCAACCCCAAGACCGGCGACCCCCTCACCGGATTCGACGCGCTCACGGCCCGCGCCATGCAGGTCACCGCCGGAGACGACGACATCACCAACGTCGACAACCTGGCCGACCAGCTCAACGAGACCTACGACATCAACGGCATCGCCATCAGCCGCACGTGGGCCTCCCGCCTGCGCAAGATCCGCGTACCCGCCACCGGCATGCGCTACTACCCCGAGATCCCGCTCAACCTGCAGGTCGGCACCCTCGACGGCATCAAGGCCGCCACCAGCGCCACCGTCAACGGGGCCAAGGCCAAGACACCCACCCACGTGCTCGCCATCATGGGCGATTTCAGCCTCATCAAATGGGGCATGGTGCGCGACATTACGTCCGAGATCATCCCCTACGGCGACCCCGACCAGACCGGCGTCGACCTCAAAGCCCACAACCAGATCGCCTACCGCACCGAGGCCATGTTCTCCTACGCGGTCATCGAACCCAAGGCGTTCGCCGTGCTCAAGTCCTCCACGGAAGTGGGTGACTGATGAGCGCGTTCACCCAGGACTTCATCATCCAGCCGGCAGGCAAGAAGAAACACAAGACCGGGGCCATGGACGTGCCGGCACGCCTGTGGAACCCCGACGGTACGCCGTTCACCGGCGGCTCCGCCTATACACTGCCCGCCGCCACCACCGCGGCGCTGGGAGGCGTGAAGAAAGGTGCGTCCGTCGCCGCCGTGTCCGCGGCCGATGCGACGGCGGCCGCCGGCACCACGCCGACCAAGGCCGAATTCGACGCCGTGGTAACCGAACTGAACGAGACGAAGAAGAAGCTCAACGCCGCGCTCGCCTCGCTCGAGGCCGCCGGCGTCATCGGATAAGGAGGCCCGTCATGGCCGATGAACCCGAGCCGTTCGCCACGCACGAGGACCTGGAGAAACGCTGGCACACGCTCACGCCCGACGAACAGGCGCAGGCGGACGAGCTGCTGCTCGATGCGAGCGAGAACATCCGCAACCACGTGTCCGTCTACCCCGAGACCCATGAGGATTCGTGGTGGACGGCGCACCGGCGCGGCCTCGAGATCGTCTGCTGCCAGATGGTGCGCACCGCCATGGAGCAGCAGGTGTCCGGCGTGCCCACAGGGGTCATGCAGAACACCGAGACCACCGGCCCCTTCTCCAACTCCTACTCGTGGGCTTCGCCGGACGGCTACCTGCGATGGAACAACGACTACCTCACAGTGCTCGGCTTGGGTGGCCAGCTGGCCTTCAGCATCGACATGGCATCCGGGGAGGTGGTCTGATGGAACGCATCGACGTTTGGCGCGGCGAGCCCGGACTTGACGCCGACGGCAACACCGTGCAGGGCCCGCTGGAACTCGTCATGAGCTTCGACGGGCTCGTGGCCCCGGTGAACACGCCGGAAACGTCCTCGGACGATTCTCATGGCGTGACCTGGGACCACGCCATCTACATCCGTTCCAAGACCCCCACCGGCATCCGCGACACCGACCTGATCGGCGTGCGCGGCAGGCGGGTGCCCGTCGACGGCGTGGTGTGCGTGTGGGAGAAACCCGACGGCACGCACGTCGGCGACGTCGTCAACGTCAGACTGAAGGAGGGGTAGATGGCCCGGAGCAAGGTCAAGGTCGTGCTCGACCGCACGAATTTCAGCGACGAAGTGCTCAAACGCGCCGTCAAACCGGTCATGGACGACGTGCAGGAACAGGTGGAGGGCATGGCGGCCGTGGATCCGGCGATCAAGGTGTACCGCAACGAGGACACCGACCGCACCAACGTTGTCGCCACCGCTCCGGCCGCGTTCGAACAGGCCCACGGAGTGCTGAGCCAGATGCTGGGCATGGTGGTCGTATGAGCGTCATCCGGCCACCCGTCCGCCCGAACCGGGTGGAACCCGTGCTGCTCGAACGTCTGCGCGACCGGTTTCCCGACGTGCGGTTCGGCACCGTCCGCAACCGGGGTAATCCGCCCAGGGAATGCGTGCTGGTCGCCGTGCCCGGCCGGAAGGCCACGCCCGTCAGCCAGCAGACGCGCCTTCGCATCTCCGTGTGGGTGCGTCGCGACGACGGGACCGGCGACATCGACGCCGCGCAGAACCTCGCGGCCGACATCGAACTGTATCTGACCGGCCTGTATCCGCCACGGCCGGTCGTCACCATCGACCACGAGTCGGGGCCGATCCTCATGAGCGACGAGAACGGCTGCCTCATGGCGTACCTCACGCTCCTGCTCACCGTCGAAACCAACCAAGCATAATCATCGAAAGGCGTATGGCAAATGGCCACAGACACTTCGTACATCACCAGCGGCAACCGCGCCGACCTGGTCAAACTCATCAAGGACTACGCGCTCTTCCTGTGGAAGCTCGACGATCCGAACATCCCCACGATGCCGGACTCCGAGAACTGGACGCCGCCGGAGGGCAAGAAGCCGGTCGGCTACAACAGCGAGGACGGCGCGGTACTGCACCCCGAGCCGGGCGACGAGACCGAGATCAAGGGCCACAACGGCGACATCGTGGTCTCCGAACAGGAGCCCGGCTACTGGACCCTGCAGATACCCGGCATCGAATGCCGTCAGGACATCGCCGAAGCCTACTTCGGCGTCAAGGCCGACGACGACGGCAACTTCCATGTCGAGGGCGCGGCCACGAACATCGAATACATGGCCGTGCTCGCATGCCTCGACCAGTACGGCAACCCGATCGTGCTGCCCATCGGCAAATGCAAGGTCTCCGACCGCGACGACATGACCCTCGTATCCACGGAGGTCGTGACCTTCAACGTCACGTTCAAGATGTTCAAGGCCTCGGACGGCTACATGTTCCACGTCTATGGTCTGCTCGCGGCCGAGAAGGCCGGACTGGCCACCAAGGTCGACTCGCTGGCCGCCACCCCGAACACGCTGACCGTCGCCGCCGGCAAGACCGAGACGTTCAACGTGACCGTCTCCCCGGCGAACGCCACGGGCTGGACCATCACCGCCACAAGCGGCGACACCGCGAAGGCCACCGCCACCGTCAACGGCAACACCGTCACCGTGACCGGCAAAAGCGCCACCGAAACCGGCAAACCTGTCACCATCACCGCCACCGCCGGAGGCAAGAACGTGACCGTGCCCGTCACCGTCACCGCCTGACCCTGACATTCTTCCCCGTCCGCACCGATGGCGGTCCCTGCGGACGGGGAACCCTCCACGCATCGACCGCCGCAACCAATATTTTTTAGGAGACCGCCATGAGCGAAGAAAACAAGCCCATCGAAATCGAACCCGACATCAACACCGACGCCGAACAGCAGCCCGACGTATGCCTCAGACTCAAGGGACTCGACACCGAAGTCACACTCCCCAACCTCAACTCCGCCGACCTGCCCATCGAACTGGTCAACGTCGTGCTCATCGTCAAAAGCAAGGTCGTCCTGAGCGAGGAGGAGACGTTCCACGCCACCGCCGTGTTTCTCGCCTACCTGCAGGAAATGCAGCCGACCCTGTGGAACAAGCTGCGGAAGGCCGGCAACCCGCTCGGCTGGATCAGCGCCATCGTCAAAGGCTGGGCCGAAGGATCGGGCCTCGACCCAAAATCGTTTACCTCCTCATCCTCCACCAACAGCATCACTCGGCGCTGACCACCGACTGGCTGACCCGCTACCGGCGCGTCTGGAAGCCGTGCCACCTCGACGCATGGCTCGACGCGCCAGCCGGCCGCAAACCATCCGGCAACCTCGACTACGAGAGCGCATGGGCGCTCACCCGCGAAATCCTGCGCGACCACACCTCCAACAGCTTCGCCGCGCTCGCCGGATGGTCATACACGCCCACCGGCGCGGAAATCGCGCTCTGGGACCAGATGGAACTCGAAGGCCGACTCAAACGCAAGGGATACCGGCCATGGGCCGACCGGAGAACCGACATGTTCCGCCGGGCGAACACGGAAACCCACGCCGATTATGAGGCGCGCATGGCCCGCCGCAAACGCCTCAACGACCACTACCACATCGAATGACCCCGACCGCCATCGGGGCCTCCCAACCACACAGGAGAAGCCCCGATGGCAGAAAGCAGCATCGGCGTCGTCTACATCGAAGTCGCCCCCAGCGGCAAGGACTTCGGCAAGAAACTCGAAGGCGACATCATCAAAGCCGTCGACAACGCCGCCAAGACCGGCGGCACCAGCATCCTCGGCAAATTCGGTGGCGCATTCGGCAAAATCAGCAAAGTCGGACTCGGCGCCATCGGCACCATCGCCGGAGGCATCACCACACTCGCCGCCAAAGGCGGCTTCCAACGCGCCCTGAACATCGAAAACGCGCAGGCCAAACTCAAAGGCCTCGGCCACGACTCCAAAAGCATCGCCGAGATCATGAACAACGCGCTCGCCAGCGTCAAAGGCACCGCGTTCGGCCTGGGCGACGCGGCCACCGTGGCCGCGACCCTGAGCGCCGCCGGCATCAAATCCGGCGACCAGATGACCAACGTCCTCAAAACCGTCGCCGACACCGCACAGATATCAGGCCGCAGCCTCACCGACATCGGCACCATCTTCAGCAGCGTCGCCGCCCGAGGCAAACTGCAGGGCGACGACATGCTCCAACTCATGAGCTCCGGCGTACCCGTCCTCCAACTGCTCGCCAAACACCTCGGCAAAACCTCGGAAGAGGTCTCCGACATGGTGTCCAAAGGCAAAATCGACTTCCAAACATTCGCCGACTCCATGCAGGAAGGCCTCGGCGGAGCCGCATTGGCCGCCGGCGACACCTTCAGCGGCGCTTTGGCGAACGTGAAGGCCGCTCTCAGCCGGTTGGGCGAAGGCCCCGGCAAGCTGGCGCTCGAATCGTTGCGCAAGACGTTCAACGCGGCCATTCCGGCCGTGGACGCGCTCTCAAGCCAGCTCACACCGTTCGTGGAGCAGTTGAACGGCAAGCTCACCCCGTATGTGGACAGGGCCGTCAAGCTCATCGAGCAATTCAGCCAGGGCTTGCAGGACGGCAGCATCACCGTTCAGGACATCGCCGGCAGTCTCGGCCAATTGGCCGGAGCGTTCGCATTGTTCGCCGGGATCGGCGGCAACGTGGACAAGATCACCAACGTGTTCGACACGCTCAGCAAAATCGGCGACGGCGGATTCGACAAACTCACCACGGGCGTGAAGCAACTGCCCGGCCAACTGCAATCAGGACTGTCCGGCCTGCAACAGTTCAAATCGTATTTCAACAAGGACCTGCGCGCCGCGCTCGCCGTGGACGGCGACCCGTTCGCGAACGCGGTCAACCGCGTCCAGCAGGGCGGCGAACGACTCGCCGGCCCACTCAAGCAACTGGGGGCGAAGCTCGCGTCCACGGACATCGGCCGGTCCGTCTCGGGCATGGCCAACGGGCTGGGCGTCGAGTTCGGCAAGATCACCAGCTCCCTCGACTCGAACATCAAGACGCTGGGCGCCAAGGTCGGCGGAGGATTCTCCGGCGTGTTCTCCAAGGTGTCGGACAGCGGCCTCGTGTCCGGCCTGTCGTCGATAGCCGGCAAGGTGAAGTCCGCCACAGGGCCGATCGTCTCAGGATTGGGCGACGTGTTCGGCGACATCGGCAACATGGTCGGTCCAAAGGTCCAGACGGGGCTCGGCAAGATCGGCTCCCTGTTCGGGTCGTTCTTCAGCCCCGGCAATTTCATGAAGTACATGGGCATCGCCGGCATCATCGCCGCATTGGTCGCGGGCCTCGGCATGCTGGACCAGAGCATGCAGGGGCAGTTGTTCGCGATGATAGGCCAGCTGTCCGCGCAACTGCCGACACTGCTGCAGCAGCTGAACATGCAGATCACCGCCAGCCTGCCGGCCATGCTCGCCCAGGGCGCGGCCATCCTCACCGCGCTGATGAACGCGATCAGCACGAACGCACCCCAGCTGATGACCACCGCCGTGCTCATCGTCACCACGTTGGTCAACGGGCTGGCCTCGCAACTGCCCACGCTGCTGCCGGCCGCTCTCGACATGATCATGGCGCTCGTCAACGGATTGGCATCCAACGCCGGCCAGCTGCTCAACAGCGGCATGCAATTGCTGCTCGGCCTCGCGCAGGGTTTGATGAACGCGCTGCCGCAGCTCATCGCACAGGCACCCACCATCATCGGCAACCTCGTGCAGTCGATAGCCGCGAACCTGCCACAGATCCTGCAGACGGGCGTGAAGATCCTCGTGACCCTCGCCAACGGTCTGGCCAGCGCCATACCGCAGCTGATCGGCAAGATCCCCGCCATCGTGCGCTCCATCTGGAACGGGCTCACAAGCGTGAACTGGGGCGAGGTCGGCATGAACATCATCACCGGCATCGCCTCCGGCGTCACATCCGCCGCCGGCAAGCTCGTCGACGCGGCGGTCGGTGCCGCCAAGGACGCTCTGAACTGGGTCAAGGACAAGCTCGGCATCCATTCGCCGTCCCGCGTGTTCAGGGACCAGGTCGGCGTGATGATAGGCCGCGGCATGGCCGAGGGCATCGATCAGAGCCAGCGGATCGTCAACCGCAGCCTCGACCGGATAGCCGCCGGACTCACGCTCGACGACCATTCGTTCGGCTCGCCGTCCATCGGAACCATTGGCGGAGGCACGGGCATGCTGCGCGACGGCAATGAACAGGCCTCCATGCAGACCGCCTTGCTGGAACAGCTGCTCGCCGCACTGGTCGCCCTGCACGCGGACATCCCGACCATGCTGCAGGCATTAGGTGTCGAGGTCGACGGGCGCGAAGTAGGAAGGCTGATACGCAAGTATGCAAACGCTTAAATATGTGTGCGCGTCGACCGGCGACGAGATCGTCATGAGCGGCCCCGACATCTTCGCGCAGACCGCCGAAGGCATCCGAGGCCGCTCATGGAGCTACGACCTCGGCTATAGGAGCCTGAGCGGCGTGACCCGCACCGCGAGGGAGACCGACCTGGAACTCACCTACCTGCGGTGCCCGGAGAAGGCGGACTGGACGCGCCGCCTGTTCGATGCCGACGTTGCCGCAGGAACGCCGGGCATGTTTGATGCTGACGGCTGGACGACTCGCGCCTACGTGGTCAAGGCGGAGCCGCAGACCATCACGCCGGTGATAATCCAGCAGAAGCTCACCGTGGTCATGCTTGACGGCATCTGGCGTAAGGCCGGGGAAGTGCAACGCTTCTGGAGCGATTCACTCCAGCCCGGCCTCGACCTGGATTATCCGCACGATTACGAGCATGACTACAAGCCGACCACCAGAAACGCCACCGCACACAACCCGCAGCCCACGGCCATGCCGTTCCAGATGACGATCTTCGGACCCGCGACCGCGCCCGCCATCACCATCGGCGGCAACCGGTACAAGCTGACCACCGACATCCCCAGCGGTGCTTTTGCGACCATCGTCGGCATCGCCGGCCGCAAAAGCGTCACACTGACGGCCGAGAACGGCGACGTCACCGACATTTTCGCCAAGGCCGAACGCGGCGACGGACTGGACGGCGGAAACTACATCTTCCAACCCATACCGCCCGGCGACAGCCCCGTCGAATGGCGGGGATTCGGCTTCGACTTGACAGTCTTCGAAGAGGAGAGCGAACCGCCATGGACCTGATCGTCACCGACGCCGGCCACATCGACCGCGCCGTCATCGAGGACTACGCCCTCGACGCCGCCTGGGGAGCCGACGAAAACGACTTCGAACTCACGGTGGACCGAATGCTTGAACCCGGCAGCTACGTGTACGCGGACGGCTCGGAGCTCGGCGGCGTCATCGACTCGCTGCGCGACCGGCTCGAACGCGGCGGTTCTACCCTCACCTATGGCGGCAGGACCTGGCATGGCATCCTCGCCAACAAGATCCTCGCCCCCGACACGGGCCAGAACTACCTCGTCGTCTCCGGCAAAGCCTCCACGGTCATCGGCATGATCGTCAACCGTGTCGGTCTCGCCCCCCTGTTCCAGGCCGTCGCACCACCACCGGGCATCGGCGACCCCGACATCAAGACCTATCAAGTCGCCCGCTACACCGACTGCTATGCGGGACTGAGGGCGATGTGCGCGGCCAACGGGCTCAAACTCAGACTCGCCTACAGGTCTGGACACGTAGAGATCTGGGCAGAACCCGCCGCCCACTACGGCGACTCGATCGACTCCGACCTGATCGACTTCGATGCGACCCGCACATGGCTCCGCGTCAACCACCTCATCGGCCTCGGCAAAGGCGAACTCGCGAACCGCACCGTGGTCCACTGGTACGCCGACAAGGACGGCAACGTCAGCCAGAACCAAAGCCTGCACGGAACCGAGGAGATCGCCCAAACCTACGACTACTCGAACGCCGAATCCGACGAGCTCGACGCCAAGACCCGCGACAAACTCATCGGCATGCAATCACAAGGCGACGTGAAAGTCACCGTGCGCGACGGCACCGAGATCGAGATGGATGTAGGCGACACCGTCGCCGCACGCGACCAGATCACCGGCATCACCGTCCAAGCGACCGTCACCAAGAAAATCACCAAAACCAAGAACGGCTCCACAAGCATCGACTACGAAGCCTCATAGAAAGGAACGTCATGGCCAAGAACAACGACTGCATCGTCGCCGAATGCGACCGATGCGGAAGATTCGCCTGGTACACCCCATCGAACGCAGACGCCCTGAAAAACGACTGGTGGGACGTGCAACGCCTCGACGCCGACGGCAACCAACACGGCTACTTCTTCTGCTCCAACTGCCACCAGGAATACGTCAACCGTCTCAGGGACGCCGACAACAGCTTCGAATCATGGAAGAAGAACGGAGGCAGGCAATGACCATGGAACTCGTCACCGGGCACGCGGGCGAACCCCACGTCACCGCCGCACAGGACGCGGCCCTCCACGCAGGCGTCATCGGCGGCGACGACTACGTGCTGTCCACAAAGGACCGATTCGCCATCAACGTCGTTAGCGCCAACAAGGTCACCATCGCTGGCGGCGATCTTGTCATGCAGGGCTACCATGCCAGCAACGACAAACCCGCCGACCTCATCATCACCAACGGCAGCCAAGGCCAAAAAAGAAACGACATCATCTGCTGCCGCTACACCAAAGTCGGCGACTCCATAGAATCCGCCAACCTCGTCGTCGTCAAAGGCACACCCACAACCGGAACCCCGGTTGACCCCACCCTCAACACAACCCCCATATCGCAGGGAGCCACCACCTACGACATGGCGCTGTACAGAGTCCCGCTCGACGGCATCACCATCGGCGAACCCGAACCCATGTTCAACATCCTCCAACCAATGTCATCCGTGTGGGATTCCCTAACCCAGCGTTCCACGACATGGCGAGTACCGTACAGCAGCAACAGCGTTTTGCTCACGCGCATCGGTGATATCTGTTTCATGGGCGGCAACGTGAAATTCAACAATAGCGGGCAGAACAATTACACGACGGCTCAGGAGAAGATCCCCGAAGGGTATCGACCCGTCAGCGTCAATACGCCCGTGGCCGTTTTCGGTGGTGAAACGACATTCATCTGTTACGGCGAGGCCAATGGCACCGTCACGATGCTCGGCAACCCGAACAGCGCGTATGCGGGATGCACCGGCGTATGGCGCACCACCGACCCCATGCCCGCGTAGTTTTCCCTAACCCCTGTCACGGGCCAGGTCAAGATGCCGTATTCCGATAGGTATATCACTCTGGTTCGCGTCGGCCGTATCGTCACCGCCTGCGCGTATATCACGCTGACAAGTAATTTCAATCAGGTCGGCAACGTGTCCGTCAACGAGACAATTCCGGAGGGTTTCAGACCGTCCGGCGATTCCCGCGCGGTCATGCGCGGCACCGACAACAGCGGCGCGACCAGTTTCTACCTTTACGGCACCGCAGGCGGGAAAATGGTGTTGAACGGCACCGGATATACCAGCCGATTCGTCGGTATATCCGGCTGTTGGATTACCGAGTAGCATTCCCTAACCCCGGCGGAGTACGCGCCGTATATCCAGTGCGCCGGGCATACGGTAACGACCGGTGATGACGGCACGTTCTGGGTGGGCGTCAAGTCGCCGAACGGCAAGCCTCCGGACTATGCCTCGTACACGGTCGGACCTTTCGGCACCGGGTTCAATGACGAGGACGGCATCATCGCCCACCTATGGGACGTGACCGCCACCGGAGTCCGGTTCCGCCTCTACACGACGCGCTATCAGCGGTGGTGCGGCAAGACCGCGATATTCGGCAAATGGATCGCCGTATGGCGCCGCTAGCTGAACGTGACACCGTCGGGGATTGGCAAGGTGCGAGGCGTGTGCATGCACCGGTCTCCGTTGGACAAGCCGCCGACGACCATGATGGTGCCGTTCGCGTTCCAAGTCGCTTGTTTCGCCCAATTGCCGACTGGCAAAGCCCACAGGCAGCCGAGAGACACCGCCTTGGACGGTTTCACTCCCGCCGCGTATTGGAACACCGGGTAATCGTGGCTCAGGTTCACCGTGCTCTTGAACCCGCTCAAGTCCACGTGGAGCAGTCGATTACGCTCGTCCACGACGATCTGCATACCGCCGCCGTAGGCGTCCGGGTTGAAACTGCTCGTGTCCTGCCACCGGAATTTCGCGTACAGGAGCGGCTGGGTTAGGGAATCCTATTGCCCGATCAGCGCGCGTTCCCAGATGCTTTGGGCCTCCTTGAGAGACGCGATTTCCGGTCGCAGATAGAATCTGGCGGTCGTCTTGATGTCGGTGTGACCAAGGAACTTGCTGACCACCGCGATGTTGACTCCCGCTTCCAGGGCGTTGGTGGCCCAACTGTGGCGGAGATTCTGCACCGGCACGTAGGGCAGCGACTCCTTTTTGCACCATGAGGCGTAGCGTCGCGCGGCTTGCGGTGGGGTCAGGTCACCGATGATACGGCCCTTCCGGCCGTTGCGGCTCTCCCTCAATCGCCGGACGGCGAATCGGGGAAGGGGCAGAAACCGGTCGGACAGTTCAGTCTTCGGCGGCACCACCACTTCGTGGCCGGCCACCCATTGAACTCCACGCTGGATATGCGTGATGCCGGAACGCATATCGATATCCGCCCAATCGACTCCGTACCCCTCTTCCGGCCGCAACGCCAGACACGAGTCCACAATCAGCCAAGCCTCAAGCGCATGGCCATAAAAGCCCTGTAGTTGGCGACGAGTCTGCCCGATGGTCAGCAGACGCGGCACATAGAGCGGCTTGGCCGGTAGATCAATCTCCAAACGGGTCACATCGACCTCTAAGTAGCCCCACTTCGCGGCCTTGCGCAGCATCTGCCTCAACACCGCCCAAGCCTTGCGGGCCGCACCTGGACTCGCGAACCCTGACAGCCACAGCTCGATGTCATCCACGCCGATGTCAGCCAACTCCATGCTGCCGAACACCGGCTCCACATGGCATCGCCCAGCCGACTCATAGCCAACGCGCGTGACCTCGCGCAGGCGCTCGCAATAGCCGACATACCGGTCATCCCAAAACTCTTGCAACAACATTTCGACCTCCGAAAACCCACACGTCTCGCGGCCAATCCGCTCGGTATCACGTGTGGGTTTTCTCACCATAAAGGAGCCCCGCATGTCGCAGTTAATCGAACAACTCGTTGATTGGCTGGTGCCCTTCTTATGCGGTGGCGCGGTCACCGTGCTGGGCCTCATGCGGCGATGGGTCAGAGCGATCATCAACGGGATGCGCGAGCTCCTGCTGTGCCAGTTGGAGGACCTGCGACGCGAAATGGTCATCGAGCACGACGGAGTGGCGGACGAGGAACTCAAATCACGCTCCCAACGCCTCTACGACTCCTATCACTTGCTGGGCGGCAACGGACACGGCACATCCCTCAACGACGACATCCAATCCGCGCCAATCGCGCCGCGCAACAGAACGTGAGCCCCGCAATCCCGCGAGACTCCAAACCAAAACATCTCTGAAAGGAAGAACGCATGAAAAACTGGGACACCCTCGAAGCGGACGAGAACCTCCTCATGAACACTCATTACACGCCCGGACGTTCCGGCCGTAACATCGACAAGATCGTCATCCACCACAACGCCGGCAATTTGAGTATCGCCGGCTGCTACAACCTGTGGCAGACCCGCGAAGCGTCGGCGCACTACCAGGTCGACGCGAACGGCCGCATCGGCCAGCTCGTCTGGGATGCCGACACCGCATGGCACGCCGACGATTGGGACGCCAACATCACCAGCATCGGCGTCGAACACGCCGACATCAACACGAACCCGTGGACCATCAGCGACGCCACATTGGACAACGGCGCTCACTTGGTGGCCGCGCTGTGCAAATACTACGGGCTCGGCCGACCCCAGTGGTGCGTGAACGTGTTCCCGCACTCCCGGTTCAGCGCCACCGAATGCCCGACCAGCCTCGCCGGCACCCAGAACGCGGCCTACATGGCAAAAGCCCAGCAGTGGTACGACAGCATGACCGGAGGCACCCCGGCGCCCACGCCAAGCCAACCGGCCACGCACGGGACAAACCTCGAAGCGCTCGCCGACGCCGTCATCCGAGGCGACTACGGCAACGGCGACGAACGCAAGCAGCGGCTCGGCAGCCAGTACGACGCGGTCATGGCAATCGTCAACGCCCGCTACGGAGTCACCACCAACACCACTGTCACCTCCACCAACACAGGCGTCGACATCGACGGCCTCGCACGTCGCGTCATCAACGGCGAATTCGGTGTCGGCGACGCCCGAAAAGCCGCCCTCGGCAGCAACTACGAAGCCGTGCAGGCGCGCGTCAACCAGCTACTCGCCGGAGGCACCGGCACCAGCAGCACCGACCTGAACGCATTGGCGGATGCGGTCATCCGTGGCGACTACGGCAACGGCGCTCAACGCCAAGCCGCACTCGGAGCCAACTACAACGCCGTGCAGGCGCTCGTCAACAAGAAACTCGGCTACTAAGGAAGGAACAACCATGACCGACAACACGCTGGACACCCAACTCAACGAGATCACGGAAACCGGCGCGAACACGCCCGGCATCGCCGACCACAAGGCCAACGGCAAGCTCGAGCCGGATGACGTGATCTCCGGCGCGGAGGCCGAGGGGCTCGTGCTCTGGCTCAAGGCCTCATTGGTGCGCGCCGTCAAGACCGCCGCCCAGAGTGCGGTGGCCGCCATCGGCACCACCGTCCTGACCATCGGACAGGTGGACTGGCGCATCATCGGCGGCACCGCCGCACTCTCCGCCGTCCTCTCGCTGCTGACCAGCGTGGCCGGTATCCCCGAAGTGGACGACGGGGCCAACGTCGCCAAGATCGCGGCAAAGAACTAACCCCCCCAATCCAATAAGCAATCGGCCCCGTCCGACCGCAGACAGCTCCATGAGCTTGACTGCGGTCGGACGGGGCCGATTTTTTGCGTTGCAAAGTCCTTGTATATAATGGTGTGACCATCAAAATAGAGTGCACTTAGAGTGGACTCCTTCTGGGAGGCCAAGCGGCAGTAGGGCTCAGACAAAGTTGAGTCTATTCACAGCACACGCTTCACGCGGGTTTTGACGAGTGGTGAGAATCGTTGGAATGGTGCGGAAAACGTAGGTGGCAGTAGGTCTCATACGGATTTCATTGCGTGGTGCTGAGTTGCGGGAATACCCGCGTTATGCCGCGTTTTACACCCAGATAGAGTGGACTATAGAGTGGACTCCCAACAGGGAGGGAACCCAATGGCCGCAACGAAAAGACGCCGCACCAAGGGCGCGGGAGGAGTGTTCAGGGACAAGGCCGGCAAATGGCATTTCCGCACCGAGATCACGGCCGACCCCGGCACCGGGCACCGCCGCATCATCGAGACCACGGGACTGGTCAAATCCGACGCCCGCCAACGCCACGAGAACAAGCTCAGGGAATACGAGCGCACGGGCATCATCCATTCCAATCAGTCGCCCTACCTGCGCGACTACATCATCCGATGGTGCGGGCAGCGCCGCCGCGACCTGAAACCCAACACCTGGTACAACCTCGACAAGCGGTGCAACATCATTGCCGACACCATCGGGGGAGTGCGGCTCGCCGAGCTCACGCCCGCACACGTGCGCCTCATGATGGACAGGCTCGGCCGAACCCGCGCGCCGCGCACCGTGCGAGAATACCACGGGATACTCAAACAGGCGCTCGACGACGCCGAACTCGAGGAGCTCATCGACCGCAACCCCTGCCGCAGGGTCAAACCGCCACGCTACGAGGAGACCCCGCAGAGGATACTCGACGAATCACAGCCCAAGGAACTGATCGCAGCGGCCGTCAAGGCACCCATGGCCGGAGGCAGGCGAGGCCCGCACGACTCCCCGGAGGACACCGAGATGTGGGCCATCCTGTTCGAACTCGCGTTCGCCACAGACATGAGGGAAGGCGAACGATACGCGCTCATGCCCTACGAGCTCGAAATACGCGACGGCATACCCGGCATCTTCGTCCAACAGCAGCTCCAGGACTACGTCGGCGGCGCCGACGCGGTGATACCCAAATGGCACAACGCCGTCCACGTGGTCGGCGGACTCTGGCTCGTACCACCCAAATCCAAGAAAGGCGTACGCTTCGTGCCCATCACATGGAACCTGTGGAACCGGCTATGGAACCGCATCATCATGTTCGGCATGCACCCCCACCAGTTCATCTTCAACAACCTCCTCGGCCGACCCATACGACAGGAACAGGAAAACCGACGCTGGAGAAACGCCCTCCAAGCAGCCGGCCTCCCATACGTCAAAATCCACTCCGCCCGCCACTGGACAGCCACCAGAGTCGCCGAATCAGGAGCCAGCGAAGACGAACGCATGGCCGTACTCGGCCACACCGACATCCAAATGACCGCCCGATACACCCACTGGGGCACCAAGGCGCTCGCCGATATGATGCGCGAAGCCATACCCAGCCTCACGGATGACAGCGCGGACGTGTCATAAAATGCCGTGTTCAACACCCGCAGTGCCGCGCTCGTATCATTTTGCGACACGCGCGGGCAATCCAAAAATGGGACGAACTTATGCACATTCCGATAAAAAATGTGCACAAGTTCATCTATCGCGTGTAGATTGGACATACTGTGCGCGACGGGATGGCAAGGGAAGATCGTCGTGTGCCGTGAATAGGAGCAATCATCATGACGAGAACCGTAATGGATGTTGACGAGCAGACATTGCTTGAGCAATACAAAAAAATAGTGGTCGATACGTCATTATTCTTCACCTCCTCTCATAGCTAGTAGTTACGCGATATCCAGCTTAGGGGAGGTGAACCAACCCTTGAAAACCAGAGAAAGGAAACATCATGGTCTGGTTCATCATCGCAATCATCCTCCTGCTCATCGGAGTCGGCATGATCGCCGTCGCCCTTGCCACCGGCGGCGACGGCGCGGGCTTCGGCTTTGTCCCCATCGTCGTGGCGGGTCTGCTGATGATTCCCGCATGTCTGTATTCGCAGGATGCGGGCGAGGTCGTCGTGCTGAAGAACATGGGCGGCTCCATCGCCGGCTATTCCGCCGACGCGGGATTCCACGGCAAGCTCCCGTGGCAGTCCACCGTGAAATACGACACCCGCAACAACGTCATCAGCTACGTGGCCAAGGGCAAGGAGGACTACGACGGCGGCTCCGCACGCGGCCCGCAGGTTACCGTCAACGACAAGAACGGCGCGCAGGCGGACATCGACATCCAGGTCAACTATTCGCTCGACCCGAAGTACGCGATGGATCTGTACAAGGACTACGGCAAACAGACCACGTTCGTGAAATCGGTGGCTGCGGTGGACGTGCGCAGCGTGCCACGCGAGGTCTCCGGCCAATTCGACACCATCCAACTATTGACCGACCGCAGCAAGTACACCGCCGCCATCCAGAAGACCCTGACCGCGAAATGGAAGGACATGGGTCTGCGCGTCGAACAGGTGTCGGTGCAGGAGGTCCGCTACCCGAAGTCCATCACCTCGAAGTATGCGGAGGCGCAGGCCGCCGAGATCGACAAGCAGAAGGCGTTGAACGAGCAGGAGGTCGAGAAGACCAAGGCCGAGACCAAACGCATCAAGGCGCAGGGCGAGGCCGACGCCAACAAGGTGCTCAACGACTCCCTGACCGATAGTGTGCTTCGGCAGCATTACATCGACGCGCTCGACAACGCCGACCAGTTGATTGTCACCCCGGACGGGGTCAACACCCTTGTCCAACCCAAGTGAGGCGAAGCGATGAGCGGTCAGTATCTCATAGACATCCTGCAATCCATCGCAATCATCCTGCTGGCTATTGGGAACATCCGAGCCAGGAATCGGGGTATGACGCGTGCGCCGATGCTCATCACCGATGATCCGTTCGTGCGTCAGGAGCTTGCATGTCCGGAAGCTCGCTCTTCCAATACGGGTCCATATCGTGAAATTTACCTGTATGAAGACGGAAGCGTAGTGGAGTGCGATGCAGGGCCTCGTTCACAAGATGACGAATCCATTAAGGAGACCCATGATGTCCATAACAGCTGAAGGAGTGCGCACCGACGGCAATCCGGTGCCGTTGTGGGAGCGCGAGACGTTGACGCTGCCGCAGGCCGCGCAGGTGTTCAACATCGACTACGACGGCCTGCTGGTCGCGGTGAACCAGCGTGACGTCGATGTGTTCCGCCCGTTGAACAAGCGGGGGGAGCCCGGTCGCAGGCATGTGCGCAAGGAAGAGATGCGCCGTTACATCAAAACATTGGAGGAATAGATGGACTCCCATGATTACGGGCATCACGCCTCCGGATACAGGAAGGCCGATGGCGGCCCGTCGAAACGGTTCATGCGTCACCTGACGGTGCTGGCGGTCGTCCTCGTGGCCTGTCTGGTGTGGGTGATGACGCACGAGGCATGCCGCTACCCGTTGGAAAACGGCATCTGTTCGCTGGTCGCTTTCATTGGCGTGCCCATTCGCCTGATCTGCCTGCTCGAGGCCGAGGCGGGCGTCGAATAAGGACTTGCCGGGGTTCCTATTCTTTCCTTCCCCGGCAATCGACAAGGACAGTCGCTAACACCATCGCGTCGTACTCGGAGCAGCGGGTGCGGCGCATGTGGGGCCGGCAGGTTCGCCCCCGCTGGAGATCACGCGGTGTCATGTACGCGGGGCAAACAGCGGGATGCCGTTCGATTCGGCTCGGTCCACGAAATCATTTCAACCATCGAGGAGAGGGGGTGTGATGACGCAATCCGATTACAACCATCGCGAGGAAGGCGAAAGCCTGTTCGAATGGCCGTTGGACAGTGCGGGGATGCGCATGGGTGCCGGCGAGCTATTGGACAGCCTGCTCGCCACCATCCAGCATCTCAACCGCACGGACGCATGGCCGCTGACCATACTGCCGCCCCGGTTCGGCGATGTGCTGGTCGACCGGGAACGCCGCCAGATCTCGGCGGTCTGCCTGTGGAAACGCAAACCAGTCAAAACCCATAAGGAGGGATAGATGTGCGAGAAACCCGAAACCGAAACCGTGACGCCGCGGGTGGCCTTCGCCGCCATATTGCAGTCGCTGGTGGCCGATTCGCCGAACAAGCCAACGCTGCCCGTGATGCTGTCCATGCTTGACCAAGCGATGGATCATACCGGGCTGCGACTGGAGCGCGATGCCACGCCGACGGACTATGAGGACGATGTGGCGGAAGCGCGCCGCGGCCTCTCGCGCAAGGCGTATGACGTGGCGAGCCTGCTGGCTGACGGCGCGGCCGGTGACGGCGACTGGGAACTGTTCGACCTGGCCGACGAGGCACGTTCCGCCGCCGTTGCCCTGCTGCGCGCGTTGGACGGTGATGCGTGATGGCCGGGGAGAGCGCTCTCACGATCATCGGCAACCTGACCGCCGACCCGGAGCTGCGCACCACGGGCGGCGGCGCGACCGTGGCGAGCTTCACGATCGCTTCGACCCCGCGCAACTGGAACCGGCAGACCAACCAGTTCGAGGACGGGCAGGCATTATTCATGCGCTGCTCCGCGTGGGGCGACATGGCCGGCCATTGCGTCCAGTCCCTGAAGAAGGGCATGCGAGTGATCGCCCAGGGCCGACTGAGACAGCACTCGTACCAGGCGCAGGACGGCTCCCAGCGCACGGTCATCGACATGACCGTCGACGAGATAGGCCCCTCATTGAGGTATGCGACCGCCGCTGTCAACCGTGTCCAATCCGGTCGCGGCTATTCCGGTGGCTCGACCTATGGGGATCCGGCCAAACCCGCCAACCAGCAACAAGGCTGGCAGAACGGTTCCCCGGCCCAGAACCCCGGCATGCCGGAAGGTGACCCGTGGGCTCAGCCGGCACCCGCCTCTCCTGGCGCCACGTTCGGCGCTTCCAACGATTTTTCATCAGACAGCCAAGACCCCGAATTCTAAGGAGATTCAATGTCACGAAAGAAAAAGACCGATGGCGTGCAGGACGCGCTGATACCCGACGAGATCACGCCGCTCATGCTGCTCGCCCTGACAGCCAAGGCATCACGCATGAAGGACGCCGCGGCCGCGTTCCGCATCGCGGCCAGCAAGATGCTCGACCTGGCCACCAAGGATGAATACATCGAAAAATACAAGAACATCGACCCCATCACCGACGCCTTGTACGACGCCTGCGATCTCTCGCAGCACATCTTCGACGCCGCCAACGCGGTCAACGACCTCATTAACTATCCGGTCGAGGCCCGCGAGCGCGTGGTGAAGGCGGATATCGAGCGCAGTTTGTTGGTTCCGTGGCGTGATTTGCCCACTTCGGGTGGGGATGTGGATCCGGATACCGGTGAAATCAAGGAGGGCTGAATCATGAGCAAACGCAAGCACGGGCGCCAGCAACTGGAGCATGAGCGTCAGCGCCGGCGCAGGAAGCGTCTGCCGCACCTGCCCGCGCACCAGAATCTCAGCACATCGATTAAGGAGTAGTGACCCGACGAATTGTCTATCAACATCATCGACATCAACGTAACCAACCTCATCCCCAACCCGAACAATCCCCGCAGGGACGTGGGCGACGTCACCGAATTGGCCGACAGCATCAGGGAGCAGGGTTTGCAGCAGGCGCTTGTGGTAACCCCCGACCATGAGGAGCACGGCGAGCGCCTGTTTCGTGTGGTGATTGGTCATCGTCGTTTGGCGGCGTGCAGGCTGGCTGGCATTGAGCGGGTGCCGTGCATTGTGCGTGAGTTGGATGCGAAGACCGAGCGTGAGCTGATGCTGGTGGAGAACTGCCAGCGCAGCGATCTGACGCCGTTGGAGGAGGCTGACGGGTATCAGGGTTTGCTTGACCTTGGTGCCGGTGTGGGGGAGCTTGCGGCGAAGACGGGCCGTTCGGAGTCGTTCGTGCGTGGCCGGTTGCGGATCGCGCGTATCCCCGCCGATGTGCGTTCCGGGTCGGAGGCGTTCGCTCAGTTGTCGCTTTCCCAGTTGGGTGATCTTGCGGAGTTCGAGGCTTATCCCGACATGATGGCTGAGTTGGCTTCGATGGCGGGCACCAAGAACTGGGATTGGAAGCGTGGCCAGCTGCGGTCGCGGGTTCGCGTCGAGGCGTGGCAGCAGAGCATGAGAGCAGCGCTTGAAGCTCTGGGCCTGACTGTGGATGTCTCGGCTTCGACGTGGACGACGCCGGAGGGCTACCGGTTCTACGACGTGTGGAGCGGCGAGCCCGACGAGTTCGAGAAATGGTATGGGCAGTGGCGCGAGAAGAACCCGTACGGCGGGCCGGTGATCCGATTCTCCGGGCGCACCGTATTGTGCTTCCCGCAATTGTCGCCTGAGGAGATCGCCGAACGTGACGCCAAGAGCGAGCGGAGGGAACGGGAGCAGGCGGCATTCCAGGAGGCGCTGGCCGCCCGCAAGGAATTCGACAGGCTGGCGTACACGCTGCGCACGGACTGGATCAGGAAGCACGCCACCGGATTCAACGGCGGCCAGTTGCGCAAGGCCAACACCCGTCTGAGCCTGCTCGCGCTGACCGGCACCAACCTATGCGACGGCCTGATCGCAGGGGCCGAATGGAGCAACCTCGACCACGTGCTCGACGAATACAACCTGCTCGCCGCCACGCCATTGCCCACGCCCGAGGATGATGACGTGACCTTCTACTGCGAGGAAAGCATTGCGGAACTGCATCGCCGCCAGCACGTCGAGGGAGCCGCGAACAGGGAGCTCCTGCTCATCCTGTGCGCCCAGATCGAAGCACTCATCAAACCCGGCACATGGGCCGACGAGTGCGACATCACCATCGCCCAAGCCTACTACCACACGCTCGCAGACCTCGGATACCCCACCAGCGACGAGGAAAACAAGGCACTCAACGGGTGTTTCCTGCCCGAAGACGACGAGGCGGAGTGAGCCATGACATGGACCCAGATAGACGACGGGCTCAACTTCAGCCCGCAGACCATGCCCGGCACGGTATCCAACGCCGCGTTGGGCCTGTGGGTCAGACTCTGCGTGCACACCGCATACCAACTCCGATTCCCCGCATTCGACGGCACATTCGACCTCACGGTCGTGCGCTCGCTGAAAGGCAACGCACGGCAGGTGGCGGAGCTGGAGGCCGTGGGAATGCTCGAACCGGCGCTCGCCGCCGGCCGGTGGATGGTGGTCGAGGCCGACACCCTGATGAAATTCGGCGGCACTTCCGGCAGCGAACTCAAGGAGAAAAGAGCCAAGGCCGGGCATGCCGGCGGCGTCGCTTCGGGCAAGTCTCGGCGAAGCAAACGCGAAGCAAATGCTTCGAAGCAAAACGAAGCAAGTGCTTCAAGCAAACCGCGAAGCAAAACCGAAGCAAACCATGAAGCAAACGGTGAAGCAAACGGTGAAGCAAACGGTGAAGCAAAACCGAAGCAAACGTCTGAAGCAAAACGAAGCAATTGCTTCGAAGCAAACGAAGCAACCGGTCCTAACCTAACCATACCTAGCCTTACCTCCCCTGTAGCCCCCTCCGCGCCGAACGCCGAACCGGAGTCGGCCGAGCCGAGCCAAGCCATGGCCGAATCCGGCCACGCCAGGCCGGTGACGAGCCTCGCCGAAGCCGAGGCCTTGGCCGAGGCCGACCCGTTCGCGTTCGCCTGGGACCGGTACCCGAGCCACACCGGCAATCGGGAACAGGCCCGAAACCTGTGGCGGGCCATCACCGGCGGCGACCCGACCGTGCCGCACGTCGAGGCCAGCCAACTGCTCGGAGCCGTCATCCGCTACGCCCAAACCGTGCGCCAGGACGGCGACCGGTTCACGCCATCGATGCGCAAATGGCTCGAAAACCGGCAATACGTCAAATGGCTGTCAAACACACCGGCACACACCGAATGGGGCGGCATCACCCGCCAATGGCTCAACCAGCACGCCATCAGCCAAGTCCCCTCAGGCACGTGGACGGACAGCGTCGAACAGACGTTCTGGGCCCACGTCAAAACCGGCGAAGAGCCGGAGACCGTGGCCGCAAGGCTCGTCAAGGAAATCAACGAAAGGAGCCAGGCATGAGCGACCAGCCCACATCCGAGACCCTGCGCCTCGTGGAAGGCCGCGAGTCCAACCGGTGCATCGTGTGCGACCGATACCTGCGTGCGGGAAACTGGCCCGGCATGAGCCACCACCACAGGAAACGCCGCAGCCAGACATACGGCGACCCCGAACGGCACGCGCCATCGAACGTCATCGACGTGTGCGGCACGGACAACAGCACCGGATGCCACGGATGGATACACCAACACCCCGAACAAGCCCGAGCATTGGGCTACCTGCTCAAAAGCTACGACCCCGAGCCAAGCCAAGTGCCCGTGTACAGCTGCCGGCGCGGCTGGATACTGCTCGACACCGACGGCCAATGGCATTCATGCCCGCCACCCGAAGACCTCCCCACCCACATCAACATCAAGAAAGGCAACGAATGAACGACACCACGACAACCCTCGCCATCGGCCACCGGACCATCCCCCTCGACCCGCCCCGCCCGCCAAGAAAACCCGACATGCTCCTCTGGATCGACACCGAAACCACCGGCGTCGACCCCTACCAGTGCGAACTCCTGGAAGTCGGCATGCAAGTCACCGACATGACCGGCAAACACCCCCACGACAGCCTCCACCTGATCGTCCACCCCGACAACATACGCAACTGGGCCAACTACCCCGAACTCCTGAAAGCCTACGAAATGCACCTCGCCAACGGACTCATGCTCGCCAGCGCCGAAGCACCCAAGGACACCTACGACTACCAGCACACCGCATGGAACATCCACGAATTCCTCAACGACCAACTCAGCCAATACACACTCCACCCCGCCGGCACCAACGTGGACTTCGACCTACGTCAACTCGACGTCCACCTCAGCCGCCACCTCAACCACCCCATCGCCGAAGGACTCCACCACAGAAAACTCGACCTCACCACCCTGCGCCTCATCGACCAAGCCATCGGCCGCGACCCCTACCAGAACCACGCAGGCACCCACCGAGTCCAAGACTGCATCCACAGGGACATCGCGGAATACCGCCACTACCTCACCCTCATGACGGGGCCGGCGCTCGCAGAAAAGGAGGACCGGCCATGAAGCCACGTTGCATCCTGTGCCGCAAGCCCGTGCCCGACAATCACACCCGATGCGTCAAACACTGGCTCAACAACCAGGACCAATGGATGGAGGACGACCAACCGGTACACGAGCACTGCACCCCACGAAGGAGACCCGCATGAGCCACACGGCACGAATCTGGACACAGGAGCAGCTCACCGAGGCATTGGCGAGCGCCTGCGTGCTGGAAGGCGTGAGCATCCTGCACTTCGGTCAATACTCCGATACGGCCAGCCGGAACCTCAAGGCGGTGGCCAAGACCATGTACGAGACCAGTGGCGAGCCGACCATCGTGGAGGACGACGATGAGTGACCTCACCCAACAAGCCCTCACGGCGCTCGCCGACGCGGGGCTGGGCAACGAGTCAGCCGCCGAATCGTTTGTGCTGGGCTATCAGACGGGCTATGACGCGGCGCTCAACCTGGCCATCCGCATCGAAAACGAACTCAACTCGGACGAGCCCACGAGACAAGAGGCAATCTCGTATGCCGTCTTCTGCTTGAAAAAA